ATCTTATTAGTGGTATTGGTGTAAATCAAATTTTTCATTACTTGACAGATAGACCTTTTTATCAGTATATTTATCAAGGTCTTTCGCCTCTTGCACAAGAAGTTAAAGATTTCTATTGTGGAGAATCAATAGTGGAGAATAATACTAATAACTTAACTGAGGAAAATGCGTATGCAAATACAAACTCGTACAGTTACAACTAATTGGAAAGAAATCCCCGGAGGGCTGACATGGTATTTTATCGGTCAGCCCAAAACGGGTAAAACAACAGCTTCTGCTAATTGGTCTAGTGAAGGAGCAAGTAAAGTACTTGTTCTTGATACTGACTTAGGAGCAGATTTTGTTGATGGTGCCAATGTTGTAACAATAGCATCCCTTAACCCACCTTATGAAGGCGAAGGAGATGATAGAAAAGTAATTCCAAACTTGGAAAGAGGTTTTTATCATAGGTCTGGGCCTGATAAAGGTAAGCCTATGGAAGTATATTCTTTAGCTGAAGTATTTCTTTGGTTAAAAGAAAATTGGGAAAAATTACCATATGAAACTTTAGTAATTGATACTGTTGATACAGTTAATCAATGGATAGAGCAAGCAGTATGTGATGAACTCAATATTACAGCTATGGGTCAAGGTGATTGGGGTGCAGATTGGAGTAAAGCTAAAAGAAAAAATGTTGATTTAGTCAAGAGGTTACAACTTCTTATGAAACAACATGGTGGAACTTTAGTTTTAACTTCACACTCAAAGCAATCCCAAATGAATGATGGCAAAGTTCAATTAAGTCCTGAGCTTCCTAGAGGTTTAGGATATGCATTATGTGCTAAAGCTGATGTTATAGGATATAGTACCGTTGTAAAAGACGAACTAATTCCTAAAGTATCTTTTCAAGCATATGATGAAAGAACTGTCGGTTCAAGATTAAAGCCATTAAATGGGAAAATACTGCCTTTCACATACAACGATGTTATAAAGGCAATAACAGAATACAAAGAAGAAGAAGGAGAATAGCGTATGGCGTTATTACAAACATCTACTTCAAGTACCACTAATAATGACTTTACTGGTTACTTTGAGGCTGGTATAGTTAAATTTGAAGATAAATCTGGCAATTTTGATTGGGCTGATGTATGGTTAGATGTACACTTCAATATTAAAGGTAGTCAATATCCACAGATACACTCAATTAAAGGTTCTTTTGATAAAGAAGTTGATGGTACTGTAAAGATAAATAAAATGGTTAGACAATTTAATTATCTTAAAGATGCTATTGGATTTACTGGTGGTATTAACACTGAAGGTAAATGGGAATCTGAAGATGGGACAGAGATTACATCTATTGTAGATGCACTAACTACTCATATTAATCAGATGAACGGGACTGACAACCCAATGTTAGAACCACCTTTAAACTTTTATATATATGTATACAAAGAGGCTCCTAAAAAGCCCGGTGATAAAATATATAAAAGAGTACTTGGCAAAATATGCTCTAATGATGCAAAAGGTAAATCAGACTTAGCGTCTTATGTTACTTATATGCAACAAAAGGGCTATTTAAAGGAGGCATCTTCTGAAGATGTTGCCAAAGTGCCTACTACTCAGCAATCAAACTCCACTATGGATGAAATGCCATTTTAATGGAACTTTTTGTTGAAGTAGCAATCGGGAGTCCTCAATCTAGAGGGCTCCTGATGACTCTAGGAGAATATGAAAAGAACATTAATGAGTTCTTTGCTAAAGGGCAAACAATACCTATCTATCGTAGTCATTACTTGTATGATGATAATGCTGTAGATTTTGTAAATTCCAGCTCGTCTTTAAAAGACTACATGGGTAAAAGATACATAGATAGCGTATTAATAGATATAGATAAAAAAGACAATAGTGATAATTACACTCTACAACAAGCGAAAGAAGTTGTAAGAGAACTACAGGAGTTAGAACTCAAGGAGGGTAATTATAAAATATATTATTCAGGTACTGGTTATCATATAATAATATGCGCTGATTGTTTTGGATTTAAACCACATGAAGATTTACCTTATATGGTTAAGCAAACTATGACTCAATTAATAAAAAGCGTTGATATAGACCCTGCGGTTTATATGAGAACTGCTATTTATAGAGAAGAGGGAACTAAAAATCCAAAATCTAATCTATTTAAAACACTAATGCCTTTTGATAAATTCAATTCATTAGAATTTAATGATGTAAAAGAGTTAGCAAAAATGCCTTCTACTATAGATTGGGAAGATGTTATGTGGGGAGATGGCTCCCTTGATAATCAAATTCAAACTGCAGTAGAACCTGTTAGAGCATTTAAAGCAGTACAAGAACCAACTAAGGTTGTGCCTTGTGTTCAGCAAATGTGGAAAGATGGGCCTAACGAGGGCAGTAGAAATAATATTATATTAAGAATAGCTTCTCATTTTAGAAGAAATGGTATACCAAGTGACGCAACAAAAGCGGCGTTATTACATTGGAACCAAGATATGTTAAGTGAAAACATTATTCTAGAAAAAGTAGAATCTGTATATAATAATGGATATCAATATGGATGTAAAGACCCTGAAATGAAATCCAGATGCCAGACTCATTGCATACATTATAAGCGAAAAGACTATACAATAGATGTAAAAGATTTCGCACAATTACAACAGAGACTAGAAGAAAGAATGTCAACTGATTTTTCAGGTAGAACTATAGATTTATCTAAAATATTTGGATTGCCAAATTTAGATTGTACTATATATCCCGGTGAATTGGTGACCATATTTGGCCCAACTGGTGCAGGTAAAACTACAGTAGCTCAAAACATTATATTAGGTTATAATAGTGCTCAGGATAAAATAGACCCTGAGTCTCAATTAAGGACTTTATATTTAAGTTTAGAGTTATCAGACTGGTACATGCACAAAAGACATATTCAAATAGTAGCTGATGTAGACAAACAACAAGTAGAGAGTAATGTAAAACAAATAGCTGATGACCACAAAGAGTTATTAGACCATGTTATTATACAGACTATTCAACCTACAGTTGATGATATAGCTCAAAAAATAAAAGAGCTTGACCCTCAAGTAGTAGTAGTTGATTATATTGATTTAATAGACGCAGGCCCATCTCATAGAGGTGAGTACGAAGGTATTAGATATATTAGTCATACTTTATCAAACATGGCTGTAAATAACGACATAATAATAATACAATTATCACAAGTAAGTAGAGAATATTCTAAAAATGATGTTCTTGATTTATATGCTGGTAAAGGTAGTGGTGCTATAGAAAATGCATCTCGTAAAGTAATAGGTATTAATGGTCAATCAAAAGACCCTGTTAAATACTTATCGTTGTTTAAAAACTCTGATGGAGAACTTTTTGAGGATGTACCTTTAAGATGGAGACCATCATTTAGACTAAGGAGGGATTATGACAGATAGGAAAAAGGATAAGCAAACAGCTCGTGAGCTCATAGGAGAACATATGGACTTGATGCTTAGAATGGATTTAGAATCTGAAGAAAAGTTACCTGAACTTATTGAGGAAAGGGCTTTAATCCAATCTAAAATGAAAGATAAGGCTAATAGTATTGACTATTTTAATGTAAATATCAAGGAACGAGAGTACTTGTTAGATGCAGAAATAGAGTCTTATAAAGAGGAAATAGATAGACTTCGCAATAGAAAAAAATCACTTACTGCAACAAGCGATTACTTAAATAAAGTATTGCTACCCATGATTATAGAAGAAATTGGTGATGAAAATGGAGTGTTGGAAACAGATACTGCGAGGTATAAACTATATGAAACATACGGCTCTGTTATAGTGACAGAACAGGGAGAACTATCCGATGATTTCATTAAAACAGAAATAGTTCAAAAAGTAGATAAAGCTAAATTAAGGAAAGCTTGTATGTCATTACATAAAGATGGTAAAGATTTACCTTCTGGAGCTTTCATAACAAAAATTAAGAGAGTAAAAAGGTCTTAATTATAAATAGGAGTAATAATGAAATTATTATATAACCCCTTTAAAAAGAAAAAGAAACCAAGTGCAATCTGGAGTAGGTTACTATCTCTAGGAAACTTTACTTGGAAAAATAAAACAGCTATTGATAAATTACAGCATGAAGTTAATGAAATGCAGTTAAATATTGAAAGCATTACAGCA